GGTTCCAATTACCCTTAGGTTCTACTACTAACTCCAAGAAACAGCCACTTTTATCTATAGATGCAAGCGAAGGATCCATAAATGCAAGATCGTTATGAGCTGACTGAAACTCACCAGCATACCCAGCGCCTGCATCCGATCTAGCGTCTTGATCCATTTTATATACAAAGCCTGCATCATCTCCAAACATAAGACGAGGTGTTCCACTTTCCTCTCTAAGCCATAAAGAAACAGCAGTATCTCTATCCGAGGAGCGCAGCCGAGGTTGTCCTGTCTCAACATCTATAACCAGACGTTGATTATTCGTAGTGGCACCTAACCCAGTACATGCTATATGTAACTCCCTCTTGTGAGGATAGTTAATCATTCTCCATGTTCCTTTATTACTTAAATTTAGATTATCTCGAATAAACGTGTTTATGTCACTAATATCTCCAAGAGATCTAGCACCTATATTACCAAAAACTTGCACAGAAGATACTAACCAGAGAGTGCCGGCCTCATCTATGAACGCAATATCCTCATCCATGTGAGCCATAGTACCCACAGCGGCTGCGCCTATTGTAGTAGATATCTGAGAAACCTTCCAATTAGCTACAGTAGGATTAGTAGTATCTACGGCATAAATACCTCTGGGGCTCTTAAACACGACGAGCAAACCCTTAAACGAAAACATACCAACAATGCCGCCGCCACCATCACCAGGATATATGGAAATGGTTCCGGAGCCATCACCTGTCCAGTCTTCATGGTCAGTGGTCCTACTATAATAAGCTCTATGAGGATCGTTAGGATTTCCTCCACCCCATATCCTACCTTCATGAGCGGTAGCACAGACAGGTTGATCACCTCCAGACCAATCAACAGGGGGCGTGGCTAAGTTGCTCGTAGTGGCTCCATCAGCAGATAGTACTTGAACAACGTTAGCTGCTGAGAAAATAAAGAGCTTTTGATTATTAGCCGCAACTTCTTTTCCCCCCTGAACAAATATAGGTGAGGTGGCACCTGACACAGTTAAGCTACTCTTAAGCGTGACAGGAAAAGTCCCATCACCTGAGTCTTTCAGAAGCTTACCATTACTCGTAAATACCACCATTCGTTGAGTAGATCCGTCATGATTCCAATCTATACCTTGAAGAATAGAGGGAGTGGCTGATATAGCATTACTGTTATATTTAGCCGTGCCGCCCTCTTTGCGGAGTGTTCCATCCTCGTACGTAAGGTTATTAGCAACAATAAGCTGCTGTTCGCTTATTTGCGACTGGTTCTTATTTCCAGTAAGCCCTTGCATACCTATAGGAAGTTCCGCTATTTGACCAGTAAAACCCATAACTACCCTATAATAAGACCACTTTCTGTACGTAGTGGTGCAGTGAATCTATCAAGCTCTTTCTGCCTCGTAACAATCTTACCAAACATATTGCCACCCATAAAGCTCATACGCCGTCTATTTTCTTTTGCCATCGCCACAAGACCACGTTGAGCTAGGACCATTGTATCTCCTACGCGAGTATCATCCTTATCTGCATAAATGAACATAAGCGCCCAGTCTGCCAAGATAAAGCGATATTCCCTAGGTACTAAAGGTTCGTTTGAGTCGTCTGCTAAATCACTAGGCTCAGCAGCATACTCATAATCTATCTTAATAAGATCAGTGCTGCTTGATCCTCCGTAGTGAGAAAAGCGTACCTTGGATTGAGATAAAAAAGCAAAGTTCTTAGGCACACCTGCGGCTGTATGGTTAAGAGGATACTTTTCTGATAATGAATTTAGGTCGATTCCAGGAATTTCTTTACGTCCATCCTGAAACGCCTTCATAGGAGATGAGAGATAAAGCACATCTCCTGCAAGATCATAATCGAGATGCATAACTTTGTAGGAGGCAGTAGCATCAGTACTTCCAGTGTACACACTTTCAAGTGTAGCACTCGTCTGTCCCGCGCTATGAGCAGATATAACAAACACATCCGCGTGATCGTCTATCTTAATATGACGACCCGCAACAGAGGGGGTAGGACCAGAGCTGAATGTAATAGAAGTGCTGTTATTAGTAACGCTCACTGTTCCTGTGTCAATAACAGGGTCAAGAGTAAGCACTCCTTGATCATCCTTCCTAATCCACCACCACGTTTCGTGTACTTCGGGATCAAGACCACCTCCACCCTTCCAGATACCCTGATACGCTCGGTTTAGGTAACGAATAGCTGCGGCGTTAAAGTCGGACGTGCCATCAGTCTTCTCACCTGCTCTATTCAGAATATCGTCGAGTAGATCGGCTGATGTAGTGTAGTTAGCCATATCTTATACTCACCCCTAAGCTCTGCTAATTGCTAAACATCTGAGAAGCAACAACGTTGCCGGTATCAGTTATAACCCTGCTAATTAACTCATCTCTAGTAATCTTTTTTGTTGCTGATGCATCTATATCAACAACGGGGAAAAGATCGCCAGATGCTGTATTTACGCCTGTTATTGATGTTAAGTCTGATATTTTAGAAGAAGCCATTGCTCACTCCATTAGTAAGGCATCGCCATTCTCACGAAGTAGAACATCTCCACTTTCCATGAGCAAATAGTCAGGTAGGTAGCCGGAACGTATGCTTCTTATACGCCTAGCTTTAGCTCTCTTCTTAGCCCATCGCAGAAGGTACGACACTTACCTAGCCACTATAGATACATACGGTGTTGCACCACCAGTTACGGTACTCGCCCTAGGTCTTACATATATAGGAGTTGTTCTGCATGTAAACAGCTTCCCCGTAACAGCACTATTTGTGTTCATCGCACCTGATGTTACACTCTCAAGAACATGGTATGGACCCGTCGCCAGTAAAGCACCCTCAACGAGGACGTTAGTACTACCTCCTGTAGGCCCAAACACCTCTACCGTCAACTCAACATAGTTGGAAAGAACAGCAGGGTTGCCAAAACCAGTAGCTGTGGCGGCGAGAGCAGTAGTGGCCGACCAATCCCATACCTGTCGGTATACTCCTCTACTTACATACTTACCATCAGAAATAACAATCGCAGTAGCCATTTAATTCTCCTATGACGGTCGTTTATACCCTGGAGCTGCTTCTTCTACCTCGCCCCTGCTAACATACCTCCCCATTTTTTCCTTAAGTGTATTAAGATCAGGAAGTCCTTTCTTGGTCCAATGAGAGTCCTCACCAGCCTTCAACTCATAAACTTCGTCAACCAGTGTACGGATTGGCTCATCTTCGATCCTCACCTGTGGAGGTTCCTCCTTAGGTTCCGGTTTATCTTCAGCTCCCTCCTCAGGAAGCACAAGACCTACGTTCTTCCTACCTTCCTCATTCATTTTCCGCGCCTCATTCCAGACCCAACTAGGCACATCAGCGATGGCGATAGGATCACCTCCATCAGTATAAAACCGACCATTCTGACAGTTAACTGGAAAATTACCCTCAGAGATCCAGCGAACATAAGGATTCTTGCCTGTCAGAATCATTCTCTGAGATAACTTATCTTTCCGCATCTTGTGAACTTGGTCTATTGAAAGGCCCATTACTTTGACTCCTTCTGTCTACGCTTTCGCTGTTTCTCTTTCTCAACGTCCTCCGCTACTTCTTCCTTTCTATGATACCCATAGAGAGTACGCCTAATAGTGCCGTCAGGTTGAGGTTTCACCGTGTTTGCGTAAAGCAGAGTGGTGTCCCCCGGCAAACGGTGGCACATACCTAAACTCTTGAACATGCCGAGCAAATAGGCAACAGCCTGTCCACCCTTCTCGGAAAAGTTGCCGTTTGGATACACAAAATCTCCTCCGTAAACGGTAAGTTCCTTCACTCCAGTATGTATAGCATATGCAACCATGTAAGCTATCGTGTTCTGTGTAAAGATGTCATCCTCGATGGTCTCCATGACTTCGTGCAGAGGATAGGGAATGGACATAGGATAGTCGGGATAAGGAGTGCTTGTGATAATAGGTCTATCATGGTTCTTGAGAAAGTTAGCATACGATTTATTCCTCTTTTCCAACCACTTAAGGTCATCCATACAAAAAACTTTGTCATGCACAAATCCTCTTAGTCCTCGATTAACAGTCCAAACTTCGTCGAATGGACTATTCATACCACCGTTACTCATTTGCTCCATAATGAAGCTTTTCGCACTCGCCCCGAGAGCCACGATCGCGACTCGGTCGGGACGGGTCAGGAGAGGGTCTATGAAAAGACCCTCATCCTTATCCGCTCGATTCTTCTTCATGTTATTTTCCTTATTGATAGAAAGTTATTACCAACCAACAGCCTCTACATACATAACTGAGCTTCCAGCTGATGAAAAAGCTGAGGGCTTCCAGGTTGTAGGAAGTTCACCCTGCATAACTGGGGCGGCATTATTAGTACTAGTAGCACCTGTCTCCCAATAGCCATGTATACTATGTTCAGTAGCTACATAGTTCCAACGGATAGAACCAGCTGCGCCAGTAGCACCCGAAGGAGGGTAAAGCCCTTGAGTAATAATAACATAGTCAACGTTCCTGACCATGCCTAGTGAAGTAGGGAGAGGCCATCCTCCTGAGGAGGGATAAAACCTAGCTCCTGTATTAGAAACCAGCTTGCACCGATTTCGTTTCTTCTTGCCCCAGATTGCACGATCTTCGATCGTTACAGTCCAGCAAGTTGCAGTAAGTGCTGCCATTTACTTTCTCCTTTACCCTCTTATTAGCCCTCCCCCTTTCGGGATACCAGGGGTTACTAACGCTAAGAGAGTTGGGTTGACATTACGTAGCGGCCTGCATAGTCGTTACGTTTCCTGGCTCTTCCCAACGAGGCTCTACATAAAGCATAGCTTTCGCATAGACACCAGCAGTAGCAGCTGTAGTTGCGTGAACTTCACACTGCATACCTGGCTTCAGCTCAATGTAATAAGTCGGTCTGTGATAGATCGAAGTATGCCCATGAGCACCACTAGGAAGAGAAATGGTGAACAGATGCGTAGGAGTACCAGGGGTACTGATGTCTCCTTCGAACCGAACACCTACCGGAGCGCCGCCGAAAGCACCAGTTGCCTGAGCACCAACACGAACCAAACCGGCTCCACGAATGACGTGGGGAACAAAACCTGGCCCCCAAACACCCGCTACTGTAGTCACGGCGAGATCAAGACCATTCATTACTGCTGTAGCACCGGCAGCAGTTGCTCCCTGTGCCGGAACTATCTCGACCTCATATTTACTATGTGTATAAGCCACCTATAGTCTCCTATAAATACATCCACCAAGGATGCCTCTTACGAGGAAGTTACGTGAACAATCCGGGCCTGACCGGCGTTGGCCGTATCCCAGATAATACCAAAGTTCAGGATGCCATACCAAGCAACAGCGCGGGAGCGACCGAAGTCACCTTTTGCTTCAGCCCGAAGTTCCGGGGTAAGCACCTCTGCCATAGCGATATTATCCTGACCAAACACAACACCTTCACCAAGCACCGAACCGGTACCCTTCTTTGCAAGAGCGTTAGCATGGTTAGTTTCAACGTGACGGATGTTTTCAACACGTCCAATCTCGTTGTTATACTTAGCCTGGGGGTCGGTATACTTATGCCATTCCTCCCAAGCTGGATCCCTCTTGATACCTCGAAGACCCAACGTACGGAAAATAGCTACGTAGTCGTCGCCTTCAAGTGGAGGGGTTTGGAGGGTATCAAAGAGGTAATCACGAACCTCCTCAATATGATAAACATTCCAGTTGGCCGTCGCACTTGTACTCGCGGTACCATCGGTATCGAAAGTGCCAGCTGCTACGCCGGTAGGAATGTACTTAACCTGAGCCGTTTTGAAGGCGGTGGCAGCTTTAGTGTCGAGAACCTGACCCATCTGGTCACGAAGCCGACGCTGGACACCATTCTCCAAGTCGAAAAAGGTAAGATCCTCAGCAAAGGACGTAAAGGGAACGGCCCGACCAATCTCGTTCACGGTGATCGAGGTGGTAGAGATACTGTACGTATCTTCCGGGATGCGCTCGCCTTCTGTCAAATCTGCAGAGGTCGGTTCAGTCATGGTCGCAATACGCGTCAGCGTGACGGTATCGCCCATCTTTCTGCCGTATCCATCTACGGACGAAACAAAGTCCATGAACACGGCGTTCTCCAGGGCAGCCATATAAAGTTTACGCGACATGGCGTGAGACTTAAAGACGCCCGAAGGAGCATCGAATTGCCACTGAAATTGGGCCATTTATGATGCCTCTCTATTTTTCTGAAGCCTTTTCTTTTTACGCTCTTTTAAGGCATCAGATAATGAATACAACCGCCCTGTCTCCAGTCCCTGCGGCGTACCGTCGGGAGAGGGAAAATTGGACGAACCACCGGAGCCGCCTTCCAAGGAGGATTCACCCTCCTCGTTATTCTGCGCGTTCCTACCTTTATTCATGAGTTTCAAGATGCCACCCTTCACTAGCTTAGCGAGCTCATCTCGCGCCTTCTTGCCTTTAAGATTGGATAGTCCATCAAGATGCTTATTAAGAGTAAAATCTACATAGTCTTTCTCATCTACCAGTTCTGGATGCTCTCCATAGAAATCCTCCCAGAACATTTCTCTAGCACGTTCGGCTTGATACCGATCCCTCATATCTGAGGAAACTTCTTTCTTAATACGCTCTGCGTGGAGATCAAGAGCCCTCTTTGGATCTGTGAAAAGAAGAGTCTCAATATCCTCACTCTCGTCCTCAGTTATAACACTCCCTGAGATTGGTTCAGCTAAGGGAGGATTAGCACGAAGAGATGCTAACTCATCTGCAGTACGTTCCTCCTGAGATCTATATGAAGCTGCTACGTCCGCAGGTAACATATATCGTACTCCGTCAATAAGCACTTCCTCAAGATCATCAGCAACCTGAGCAGGTTCCTCATTTTCCGCCTCATCTAAGGGAAGATCAGTTCCTATATGACTATCGTCAACTGGAGCATCCTCACCAGGGGCGCGATCACCTTCCTCGTAAGTTTTCTCAACAGTTTCTTTAACTTTCTTCTTAGCCATTTCCAAGTTCCTTCTCTGCTTCCATTACGCCTCTACGAATTGTGCTTTCGATATATTCACGAAACGCCCGTAGAGCTGAGATTTCGCCTACATTACCGCGCATCATATCATCGGTCAATCCATCAGCCCGGTATGCAGCTACCATTCTGTTTAGTATATCTTCCTCTTGATCTATTAGGTATTCGTCTACAGAGCCACGAACAATCCGAGCACGTTGGCCCTCATGTACTGTTTCAAGAGTTTCGTCTATGTCGAGGTCTTTATTCATTTTATTTCGCTCCTTTCTGAGGTTTTGTACCAGGATCGCCCTTAAACAACTGCTCAATGGCATCCAGTGTGGGTACGGCATCGGGGTTACTAGCTTTAATTTGGTCGATCTCTGAAGTTCCACCCGGGCCTTGTAATAGATGCTGCACTATTCCTTCTGCCCAAAAATTGTTTAGGAAGTTATCAAAACTTTCAAAGTTCGTCCCGCTATACCCCTTGAAATCCTCCTCATAGCGCCGCTTCGCTAACTTCTTATCTTTAGGACTAAGATTATTGACAAGCTGCTTCAGTAATTTTTGGAACGCTGGATCCTGGTCTGCTACTGCATGAATCATGTCATCAACGATGGTTTTTGCTACACCACCCATTTGTCTAGTAGAACCGGGTCCGATAGTTATGGTAGGCTCACTATACCCCGCTAGGCCGCCGGAGCGATGGAACTCCCCTAAGTCGCTCTTGTTCACACCCTGAGCGACTGGTGTAATAGCAACGTGGCGGTAATTCTTAAGGAAAGGGTACCTCTTTTCTGCTTCTCCCCTAGCGAGTGCGTAATGTTCTGTCTGACCTTCACCATGCTCACCGAGCTGCATAATCTTTGAGAAAACAGTATCCTCATCCGTACTAAAAGCATCTTTAAGAGATGAACTAGGTACAAC